CAAAAACATGAGCACATGAAAAGATAGCTGACATGAGCGTGTGTCGGACATTCTTATCTTTTTGAGAATCGTTATACCAGTAATTAACAATTGCAGCATGATTTTCTCCAACTCTTGTGTGGAGTGTTGAATCATAGTTCTTATAATCACCTGCAACCCAGACTTCCTGGTCTGGCTTTAGTCCTTTTGAATTCACTCGAGCAAGACGCCTAAGCATTCTGTCGCAGTCAAGTGATTTCGGATCAAGGCCTGTTGATACTGGTTGTTCTGAAACATTCTCTTTACAGTGGTTGTAAAATGACATGAAATACATTCTTCCAATGATGTTGATCTCCATAGGCAAAACTTGGAAAATTCGGACTTTGCCTACATCTACTTTCTCTTGAGGGAGAAGTTCATCCTTCAATGTATCTACAACCACAATCTGTTCATATTCATTGTTCTCAAATAGTGTAATAAGATGTTTGATTCTGTCCCTGAGCTCTTGTGAAATCGTAACTGTATCATCATCGTTAAATGTAATCCATTGTCTCTTTCCTTTGCCTGTTGCAAAAAGAAGATGAGGATAACCTGGTGATGTTTTGAGTTTCAATGAATCAAAGAGCCCTGGAATGCCTCTGATCGCTTCCTCAATGGTCAACACTCTTTTATGACATGTGTATGTTGATTGAAATTTCGAATAAAACTTTTCCATGTAACGTGTGATAGGATCAAACATGTAGTCTGGCATTCTTCTTGTATTATTTGTCAATTTTCTAAGTGCCAACATAGCTGGTTTAATCCACTCTCCATCTTTATTCTTAAAACCTGAGAGATGTGCTGGTGATCGTTGGTACGGTGTTGAGTATCCACACTCTTCCAACACTTCTTTGAGTGGACTCTCTACAAATTTTGATGTATTTGGTGCCATCACTCTCGGACTTTTTCTATTTGGCAAATCAGCAAGTTTTCCTGTGACATGAAGACCTGGAACTTCGTCTTCGATCTTTTCATCAACTCCTTGCTGAATATACTGTGATCCTAGATTGTTGGGTT